TGAACCAGATGACTTCCTTAAGGTAAGGGAAACACTGACTAGAATTGGAGTTGCTTCACGTAAGGAGAAGAAACTTTACCAATCCTGTCATATTTTGCACAAGCAGGGTAAATATTACATAGTGCATTTTAAGGAGCTGTTTGCTCTTGATGGGAAGTACGCTAACATTACTGTTAATGATGTTCAGCGTAGGAATCGTATTACTCGCTTGCTTGCTGATTGGGGTCTCATTTCAGTGGTGAAAGAAGATTCAATTATGGATATTGCACCTCTTAATCAGATCAAAGTTCTGCCATACAGAGATAAGAATGAGTGGACTTTAGAGCAAAAGTATAATATTGGTAAAAAAGGCAAGCAACAGGAGGAGGGTTAACCACACTCTTCTTTTTCTAGAAAGTGTTATAATTAGTACTGGATGCCTTAATGGGTCCACACAACTAAACTTGCTAGAAAAGGAGTTTTTCAAATGGGTAACCTCATGAAGTATCATGCTGGAGATCTGTCTCAATTGATGGACAGGATCAATAGACACAGCATTGGAATGGATGATTACTTTGATAAGATTTTCAAAGCACAAGCATCTAACTATCCTCCATACAACCTTGTTCAACTTAGCAATACTGAATCACATCTTGAGGTAGCACTTGCAGGGTTTAAAAAGGAAGAAGTCAGTGTTTACACAGAATACGGGAAGCTCTTTATTGAGGGCAAAAAGGATACGAAAGAGAAGGATGAAGACACTCACATCATCCACCAAGGTTTGGCTCAACGCAGTTTTAATCGTTCCTGGACAATCTCAGATGACACGGAAGTTAGATCAGTTACTTTTGAAGATGGGCTTTTGACTGTCATTCTTGGTAAAGTTGTGCCTGAGCATCATGCAAAGAAAAGTTGGCTCTGATATATAATAAGTATCGTCGCCGCTGGGAGATCTCTGGCAAAATCCAGGGAATCTCCCCATTTTTTTAGGAGTTATTATGGAAAATCTTAAGGTATTGGTTCTTGATAATATTATGCTTCTCACACAGATTGAGGAAGTATCTGGTGATTTAGGAACACCTGATTGCAAATTGACTGAACCTATGGTCATTGGTGAGCAGGATACTCTGTCTCCTTGGTTAGTAGGTGTCACCTCACAGAACACCTTCATGATTCACTCAGATAAGATCTTGACTATTGCTCAACCCAATAGTAAACTGGAGGAGAGGTACAAGAGTCTGGTGAAGGAATGAGGTTCTACACAAACGTTCAGATGGTTGGTAACAACTTTCTTGTTCGTGGTTATGAAGATGGACAGAAGAAGATCTATAAGGAAGAGTACCAACCAACTCTTTATGTCAAGTCCAAGAAAGAATCAAAGTGGAAGACACTAGAGGGTGACAATGTAGAACCCATTCAACCTGGAACTATCAGGGATTGTAGGGAGTTTTATAAGAAGTATGATGGTGTAGATGGTTTTCCCATCTATGGCAATGAAAGGTATGTTTATCAATATATTTCAGATAAGTATCCAGAGGAAGAGATCAAGTTTGATATCTCAAAGATCTCTCTGGTAACAATGGATATTGAGGTTCAGGCAGAGGAAGGATTTCCTGATCCTGAATCTTGTTCTGAAGAGATGTTGACTATCTCTATTCAGGACAATGCTACAAAGCAAATTATTACATGGGGGAGGAAACCATACACTCCTTCACAGAAGAATGTAACCTACCACCACCATGAGGATGAGGTGGGAATGCTGAATGCATTCCTATATTGGTGGACAAATAACACCCCTGATGTCATCACAGGGTGGAATGTGAGGTTGTATGATATCCCATACCTGTGTGGAAGAATCAGCAGGATTATGGGTGAGAAGAAGATGAAACTTCTGTCACCTTGGGGACTAGTTTCTCAGGATGAAGCTTACATTTCTGGCAGAAAATTCAATGTTTATGATATTGCTGGACTTACGACACTGGACTATCTTGAACTTTATAAGAAGTTCACTTACAAAGCTCAGGAGTCTTACAGACTGGACTACATAGCCCAGGTAGAGTTGGGTCAGAAGAAACTTGATCATAGTGAGTTCAATACCTTCAAAGATTTCTATAGGGGTAATTGGAAGAAGTTTGTAGATTACAACATCATTGACGTGGAACTTGTTGACCGTTTGGAAGACAAGATGAAACTGATTGAACTTGCCTTGACCATGGCTTATACTGCAAAGGTCAACTATGTGGACGTGATGTATCAGGTTCGCATGTGGGATACTATCATTTATAACTATTTGAAGAGAAGAAATATTGTTATTCCTCCTAAGGATAGGTCTGAAAAAGATTCCAAGTTTGCAGGCGCATATGTCAAGGAACCGAAACCAGGAAAGTATGATTGGGTTGTTAGTTTTGACCTTAATAGTCTCTACCCTCATCTTATTATGCAGTACAATATTTCACCAGAAACCCTGGTTGAGGAAAAACATCCCAGCGCAACAGTTGATAGAATACTTGAGGAAAAATTAAGTTTTGAGATGTATAAAGACTATGCAGTTTGTGCTAATGGTGCAATGTATAGGAAGGATGTAAAGGGGTTTCTTCCTGAACTGATGGAGAAGATGTATGCAGAGAGGGTCATCTTCAAGAAGAGAATGCTTGCTGCTAAGCAAGAGTATGAAAAAAATCCTAGTAAGACATTGGAGAAAGAAATTGCAAGGTGCAACAATATCCAGATGGCTAAGAAGATCTCTCTTAACTCTGCTTATGGCGCTATCGGTAACCAGTATTTTAGGTACTACAAACTTGCCAATGCAGAGGCAATCACCATGTCTGGACAGACATCCATCAGGTGGATAGAAAACCACATGAATGGATACCTAAATAATCTGTTACAAACAGAAGATGTAGATTATGTTATCGCATCTGACACTGACTCAATCTATATTAATTTCGGACCTCTTGTTGATAAATTTTTTAGTAATGTCAATGGTGACAAGGCTAAACTTGTTACCATACTTGACAAGATCTGCCAAGACAAGTTGGAACCGTTCATTGAGAAGAGTTACCAGGAGCTTGCGACGTATGTAAATGCATATGCCCAGAAGATGCAGATGAAGAGAGAGAACATCGCAGACAGGGGCATCTGGACAGCAAAGAAAAGATACATCCTCAATGTTTGGGACAGTGAGGGTGTAAGGTATGAAGATCCTAAATTGAAAATCATGGGTATTGAGGCTGTTAAGTCATCCACCCCTGCGCCCTGTAGGAAGATGATTAAGGATGCTCTCAACCTTATGATGGGTGGCACTGAGGATGAGGTAATTGACTTCATTGATGCTGCCAGAACAAAGTTTAAGAAGATGCCCCCAGAGGACATTGCCTTCCCTAGAACTGTAAGTGATGTGAATAAGCACAAGAGTTCTGCTACAATCTATGGAAAGGGAACACCTATCCATGTGAGAGGTGCTCTTCTTTACAATCACTATGTCAAGGAAAAGCACCTTGATACTAAATATTCACTCATCAACAATGGGGAGAAGATTAAGTTTCTCTACCTGAAAAAAGCAAATCCAATCAGAGAAAATGTTATCTCATTCATCCAAGATTTCCCTGTGGAACTGGGTGTTGACAAGTACATTGACTATGACCTACAATTTGACAAAGCCTTCTTGGAACCTGTCAAAGTCATTCTTGATGCCATTGGTTGGAATGTTGAGAAAGTTGTAAACCTAGAACTATTTTTTGGATAATGGACCTACCCATCAATGACAAAGAACTTGCTACAATTGTCAGTGCTCTACGCCTTGGTGGAGATGCTGCTTTGTATCAAAAATTGATGAAGATCAAAGAGATTAGGGATGCCAATCCAGGTGGTCCCTACAAGAAGATTGCCCGTGAACAATTTGGATTTGTACTGTAATGGATTTTTTAAAAGAGATTGTAAAGGAGGTTGGTGGTGAATACACCCAACTGGCAGCAGATATTGACGAAACTGAACAGTATGTGGACACAGGTTCGTACATTTTTAATGGACTTGTTTCAGGGAGTTTATTTGGCGGTGTATCTGGGAATAAGATTACTGCCATTGCTGGTGAGTCTAGCACTGGAAAGACCTTCTTTTCTCTGGCTGTTGTTCAAAATTTTCTTGATAGCAATCCTGATGGGTACTGTTTATACTTTGACACAGAAGCAGCAGTTAATAAGTCCCTTCTTGAGTCAAGGGGGGTAGATACTAACAGGACTGTTATTGTCAATGTTGTTACAATTGAAGAGTTTAGGACCAAAGCACTGAAGGCAGTTGATATATACTTGAAAAAACCTGAAGAGGAACGCAAACCCTGTATCTTTGTTCTTGATTCATTGGGTATGTTATCCACTGAGAAAGAAATCAAAGATGCACTAGATGACAAGCAAGTTAGAGACATGACAAAATCTCAACTTGTTAAGGGAGCATTCAGAATGCTCACCCTGAAATTGGGACAGGCAAACATTCCAATGATTGTCACTAATCACACCTACGATGTTATTGGGTCCTATGTACCTACAAAAGAAATGGGGGGAGGCAGTGGTCTCAAGTATGCAGCAAGTTCAATCATTTATCTCAGCAAAAAGAAAGAAAAGGATGGAACAGAAATTGTTGGCAACATTATCAAAGCTAAGACTGCTAAGTCGCGTCTGAGCAAGGAGAACAAAAATGTTGAGGTGCGCCTTTATTACGATGAGCGTGGTCTTGATAGATATTATGGTCTTCTTGAGTTGGGAGAGATTGGTGGTCTCTGGAAGAATGTTGCAGGTCGTTATGAGATAGATGGCAAGAAAGTTTATGCCAAGGCAATCTACAAAGACCCAGAATCATACTTCACAGATGAAGTAATGGAAAAACTTGATGCAATTGCAAAAGAAGAATTCTCTTATGGTAGTTAATGGACAAAATTGAATTTCTGGTTCTCAGGAACCTTTTACATAATGAAGAGTATCTAAGAAAAGTCATTCCCTTTATCAAGTCAGAATATTTCCAAGACTACAATCAGAAGATTGTATTTGAGGAGATCATGTCTTTTGTATCTGAGTACAATGAAGTTCCCTCAAAGGAAGTTCTGGGTATTGAGGTAGAGAAGAGAAAGGACATCAATGATACTTCTTATCAAGAAATCTCTAAACTCATCAGTTACCTTGATGATGAACCAGCAGAGAAAGAGTGGTTGGAAAATACCACTGAGAAGTGGTGTAGAGAGCGTGCCATCTATATGGCACTCATGGAATCTATTGCCATTGCTGATGGACAGGATGATAAGAAGCAACCTGATGCTATCCCATCCATCCTGTCTGATGCTCTTGCTGTTAGTTTTGACAACCATGTAGGACATGATTACTTACAAGACTATGCAGAAAGATTTGATCTATATAACAAAAAAGAAGAAAAGATTGAATTTGACCTTGAATTCTTTAACAAGATTACAAAAGGTGGGCTTCCAAATAAAACACTCAATATTGCTCTTGCTGGCACTGGTGTTGGTAAGTCTTTGTTTATGTGTCATGTCGCAAGCAGTGTGTTACTCCAAGGCAAGAACGTACTATACATCACGCTTGAGATGGCTGAAGAAAGAATTGCGGAAAGAATTGATGCTAATCTTTTGAATGTCAATATTCAAGAGATTGCTGACCTTCCCAAACCAATGTTTGAAACTAAAGTCAATAACATTGCACAGAAGACACAGGGCACCCTAATTATTAAGGAGTACCCTACTGCTTCTGCACATGCTGGACACTTTAGGTCACTTCTTAATGAACTTGCACTTAAGAAGTCATTTAGACCTGATATTATTTTCATTGATTACCTTAATATATGTGCTTCCAGCAGGTATAGGGCAGGCAGCAATGTCAATTCATATACAACTGTTAAGGCAATTGCTGAGGAACTTAGGGGATTGGCATGTGAGGCAAATGTTCCAATCGTCTCTGCTACTCAAACCACTCGTTCTGGTTATGGTAGCTCTGATGTTGAACTTACTGATACTTCTGAATCCTTTGGTCTTCCTGCTACTGCTGATCTTATGTTTGCCCTTATTAGCACTGAAGAGTTGGAGGGTCTGGGACAGATTATGGTGAAGCAATTGAAGAACAGATACAATGATCTCAACATGTTCAAGAGATTCTGCATTGGGGTTGACAGAGCAAAGATGAGATTGTATGATTGTGAGCAGTCTGCCCAGGATGACATCCTTGACAATGGCAAGGATGAAGAGTATAGTTATGAAGAAAAACCAAAAAAGTCATTTGAAGGTTTCAAATTCTGAGATGGTAAGGGCAGAAATGCCTCA